ATGCCGCTCGTGGAGGCCTGTAGCCCCTTCGTCATCGCGTTGACGCTGTTCTTTACGTCGCTTGCAGCGGCGTCGAGGGGCTGACTGATGCTCTTGGCAACCTGTGCGCCGCTTGCGCCCACGCCTGCGCGCAGACCGTTGGCGAAGTCCCTGCCGGCGCTCTGCCCGATGTTGGGCAGCTGGGCCTTTGCGTCGGCCTCTACAGACTTGAAGAAACCCTTCATGGAGGGCACGACGTCAACGTACAGTGTGCCTGCCTTGTATACGCCCGCCATGTCGGGGTTCCTCTCTCTGCAGTTATTCTTCGGTGTCCTCCCAGTGGGGGAGGAGAGCCTTCATGGCTTCATCTCGGAAGTCATGAAGGCGCTCGGCGCGCGCGTCCTCGAGTGCGAGCTCGACCGCCGATACCGGACGCGGGTATGGGTCTTTGCCGCCGAAGGCTGCGGACACCAGATCGAAGATGTCCTGCAAGAGGCGCACGACCGGGGTTTGTTCCCTCATGCGCGCTTCGGTGTCGTCGGCGGTCGCTTCGGATGCTGCGACGCTACGCGCGATCTCCTCGAACCTGTCCGGGTCGTTGAGGATCGCGACGGTCGTCCTGCTCGTCGACCCGAGGCCGTCGATGAGCGTGAGTAGGAAGCGCCAGCGGCGGGCGCGGAACAGGGCCGGGACATCCCAGCCCTGCTCCGCGAGATCAGAGACGATCTGCCTCTCGTACCGGCTTAGCCGATCGTAGAGGCGTTGCCTTCCCCCGCGTCGCCCAGCATGCCCTGATAATGCTCAGACGCCTGACGGATCAGTATGCCGAGCTGCCTCATGTTGAGCTTGCTGAGGAGCAGGTCCGCGTCCGCAGCGGAGAGCCAGGTGCGAATCATCTGCGTCGGAGCCTTCGAGGACTCCATAGCGGCCATGAACTTCTCAGCGGCCTCGGGCGTCAGGCTCAGCGGATCCGGAAAGTTGACGACCTGGCTTCCGATCCCGAAAGTGAACGGGGTCGGGGCTGCGGCCTTCTCCAGCTTCGAGAGAGCGTTGAAAGTGAATGTCGGCTGTGCCTTGTCAGACATGTGTGATCTCCTTATTTGTCTGGCGGTTGGTTACTTGTTGAAGGTGGGCGGGGCGGGCAGCGTCGGCTTCTCGTCGCCCTTGGCATCGTCGGCGATCTCCCAGCCCTGCGAGATGAGCTGGTTCTGCTCGACTGCAGCGTCGGTCTCACGCTCCAGCCTGATCGTGTCGCCGTCGTCGGTCTTGACTTCCTTCGTGAACTTCATGTGCGGTCCTATCCGTGAGGCGATCTCCATTAGGTGCGGTGTGACGGGCGAGCCGGAGGGAGATCAGCCCCGGCCCGCCCGAGATCGAGAACAGATCAGTTGGCCTGCTCGAAGCCGATCGCGTCGCGGTGACGGATCGCGCCGGAGCCACCGATGTAGTGACGGCAGGACGTGCCGGCCGTCTCGTCCATGAAGGCAGCGAACTCCAGGTCGAACTGGATCGCGTCCGATGCGGCCCACTTCTCATCCGGCAGGGACGAGAGCTTCACTCGCGGGAAGCAGCGTCCGACGATCCACTCGTCGGCGGCGGGGCCGTCAGCCATGACCATCAGCAGACGGTATTCGGCGAGTGCCGGCGTCGCGGCCTCGTCGAACACGATCTCACCCGTGGTCTTGCTGGCCTTGGTCTGTGAGAGATCAATGCCGTATACGAGTTGCTGGATCGTCTTTCGGATTGGTTCAAGGACCGTGAACTTGACGGTCTTAGGGGCCTTGGTGAGGTCGGTGCGGACGGCCTCGGCATAGCCCAGCGCCTCCACGTCCTCTGTGTTCGCGTCTGCCGAGTTGGTGATGCCGTCAGTCGAGATCAGGCCGAGCGGCAGGAAGTCCGCCGGAATCTCCTTCAGGGCGCCGCCCGCGTCGGTGATCGCCTCCGGGACAGCCGCCGTCATCGGTGCCAGGAACGCGAGTGCGTTCAGGCCCTTGCGGACGTTCGTCGAGCGATTGTGCTTCTTTTTGAGGGCTTCGATGGTGGGCATGCGAGCCTTCCCTTCATGTCAGTTGATGTCATTCTGAGATTGGTCTGTGCGTGACCGTGGCCGTCATATGGACGACCTCGACAGCCTCAAAGTACGGCTGCACGCCCAGGACTGAGTCAACCTCCACCGCATCTACCCAGCCGCCCGCGCCGACGATCGGACGGACGCCGAGCGCCCCCTCGATCTGGTCCGCGAGCGCGGAGGCTCCGACTTCGGCGGGTGAGGCTGGTGTCTTTGCGTAGATGGAGATGGAGATCGTGTCGTCTCGGTCGTAGTCCCCCTGCTGGGTTTGTACAAGCGAGACGTGCGCTAGAGGTAGAGGCCCGTCGGTGAAGCCGGGCTGCAGTACTCGGGCTGTTGGGATGCCGGTCGCCGCGGTGATCGCATCGCGGATGACCTGGACTGCATCTGTGTAGGGCACCTGAGCTACCTCCGTTTAGATCTGGCTCCGAGGAGTGCTCGGAGGGTGTGTGCGCCAGGGACCGGCTTCCCGGCTCTGGAACGGTGACCGAATTCAACTGCGAGAGCGTGGGGCGCGTCGTTGTAGACGCGGCCCACGCCTCGAACCGGACCTCCCGGGCTGAGCGGCGTTTTAGTCGTTTCGGCCTTGTACGAGTCGGCGAGGCGTCTGCCTCTGTCCGATGAGCCGCGAGGTGCGGTGGCGGCTGCGGCTGCTCTGAGCTGCTCAGCCTCTTTGAGGAGTGCTGGTGCGAGGGCTCCGCTGCTCAGGAAGGCGCCGATTGCTTGCGTATCGCGCTTGAAGCCGCCCATGCCTCACCTCCGCTTGATCGTCACGGATACCCCGCGCGGCCAGGGCGCCGGCTTCGATTCGACCTGCCATTTCCCGCCGAGCGGATGAGCTCGCGGGATGACGACCGTGTCGCCGACCTCGAACTGCGATCCTCGCGGCGCGTACAGTGTGGCCTGGTCGTCGGGCTGTTCCGACGTCTGAGACTCCAGCAGCCCCGGGACCGTGAACACTCCGGGTGCGATGAGGCACCCTGGTATTAGCCGCTCCGCGCTGTCCTTCACGAGGTAGCCGTCCGCGTCGCGTCGCGTGCGGCCTTCTACCTGCACTGGGGTTCTCCACTTCTGCATCATCAGGACTCCTCCCGTGATGCGAGGAGGTCGATTTCGAGCGCGAGGCCACGGCCCGCACCGAACGCGCGGCGCTCAGCCTTGGTGAGGTAGAGGTCGCCGGACGGATTCGCAAACGTGATCTGCTGCGAGAACGGGCCGGTCGTCTCTGTTGCTGCTGATATCCCCGTGAGACCTTCGTCAGCGAACGGCGCCGTCATCGCGCGCTTGACTATCGCGCAGATGACCCGGATGCGAGTGCCCGAACCGGCGGTCCGCCAGTTCGGGCACTCGTCCATCACGAGCGTCTGCGCGTCCTCGATGAGCATGCTCACGCGCGCGCGTTCAGCGTCTGTCAGCGGTCGCCAGCGGGCCTCCAGGTCTCCTGGGGTCGCCCACGGTTCCACTTCAGGCCGCTGCTTCCTTGACGAGCGCGAAACGGTCGGTGAACACGTACCAGGCGTAGACGGTCTCCAATCGCAAGGCCACTTGGTTCTTGCGCTTCAGGTCGCCCTGTCCGTCCGGGTCGCCGAACTGGATCAGCTCGACGGGCAGCTGACGCTGGATACCCCAGCGGACGCCGTTCGTGAAGTCGCCGACGATCGCGCGGACCTTGGTGTCGGTCGCCTCGGGGGTCGCCGAGACCGTGTTGCCCTGAGCGACGGGGACGCCGAGGAACTCCGTGACGTTCGTGCCGAAGCCGAGCTGCGGGTAGCGCTGGTCGGAGGTGTCGCCCGCGCCGTCCTTACGGCGCAGCTCGGACAGTGCCCAGGAGAACTTTGGGTCGAAAGCGGCGCCCGTGACCATCGCCGGGTTCAGCCCGTTCACGACCTGGCCGACAGCAGCACGGAAGGCAACGTCGGCCTCAGCGGTCTTGCCCTTCATCTCGACGACCTTCGTCGACGCCGCCGCGAAGTTCGTCCACGACGCGACCTTCGTGCCCGTCAGAGGGTTAATCGCATGGTAGAGGCCAAGGTCAAGAGCACGAGACAGAGCCTCAGCTCCGGCCTGCGCCAGCTCGTCGAGGACGCCGAGCTGGTAGTCCTCATCAGCCCACATGACCTCTTGGGAGAAGCGCATTGTGACCTGTGCCTTGTGTGGCGCGACCGAGACGGACGAGAACGAGCCCGTGGTCGAGGCCTTGTCGGCGCCCTCTTCGACGAATTCTGCCTTCGGGAGATTGTCGAAGACGATGATGTCCTGCTTGCCGAAGCGCATCGGCTTCTGCTGGGAGAGCAGAGCGACAGTCGACAGGGACTGGGACTTCTTGACCATGCCGTCCGCGATCTCGCGAGGCAGCAGCACGGACGTGTTGGTGGTGGTGAAAATAGCCACAGTTGGCTCCTTTCGGGAAATGATGCGAGATTATTTCGAGCCGAACAGCTCGTGCGCGAAAGCGCGCCGAGCCGAATCGGCGTCGGAGACACCCGGGGTCGCCCCCTGCGTCGGGATCACAGGCACCGAAGGCCGCGCCTTCAACGCCTCCGCGAGCGCGGATGCGTGCGCGGCTAGTTCGTCCTTGTTCGAGCCGCGCAGCAGGTCGGCGGGGACTCCGGCTTCCTTGGCGACGTCGTCGCGAATCTTGTCGAGCGCGGCCTTGGCGTCGAGCTGTGCGAGACGGGCCTCGGCGTCGGCGAGCTTGCTCGCTGCTGCTTTGAGGTCGTCGTAGTCGGCGTACTTTTCGCGCTCGCGTGCCAGGCGCGCGCCGATGACCTTGTCCAGTTCCTCCTGCGTCGTGATCGGCGTGAAGGCGTGACGGTCAGCGGGTGCGGCCTGGGTGTCGGGCGCTTCCGTTGCGGCTGCGTCGGTGGCGTTGGTGTCGGTGGTGTGCATGGTGTCTCCTGTTTGTCCGTACTTGTGCGGCGCCCGTCGGCGCTCATGGTTCCGCGATTTGCCCCTCGCGTAGGGGAAACTCAGTTGCCGCCAGGTGCTTCTTCTGTCGGCTTTTTGCGACCGCCGGAACGCTTGCGCGTGTCCTCCTCGAACTCTCCGGCGTCGTACCGCTTCTTGATCGCCTCCGGGTCATACCCCGCGATGCTTGCGGGCTTGCTGGCCCATGATGGGACGACCTGACAGTCGCAGTGGGCGTGGTATCGGTCGAACGCGCCAGCGGACTTTTCCGAGGCGTAGATCCAGCCGCGCGAGGCTAGCATCATGCAGAACGAGCAAGTCACAGCTCCGGTCGGGATGCGGGCGAAACGGACCTTCGCGGGGTCCTTCGCCGCGGCGGCTGAGACTGTCTGGCGCGCCGAGTTTTTCACCCAGTTCTCCGTTGATTCAGACAGTGCCTCCAGCGAGGCCTCGGCGTCTCCGGCGCTGGCCAGCGGGTTCAGCGCACTGCGGATTCTGGCGTGCACCGCCTCGATACGAGGTAACGGCGCAGGCTTCGGCGTGTAGTCGCCGCGAGCGCCGGCAGCTCGTCGCAGGCGTTCGTACCACTCGACGGCGAGTTGTCCGCCGACGTTGCCGTATGCCTGCACGAGCTGCGGGAGGAAGTCCTCCAGTGCTTCGCGGCACGCGACGATGTCTGTCGTGTCGAGCGTTTTCCAGAACCGCTCCAGGTCTCGTCTGGCTAAGCGTGCGCACTGCTTCTGGGCTTTGGCGAACCGCTCGATCGCCTTCCTGGTTCTTGACACGCGGTTCGCCCCCCATTCACCGTTACTTCGCTTCGAGGCCGCTGCCGCCCGCGAGACGTTCGAGGAGAGACACTGCCTTGCCGGGCGCGTTCTCCGCTCTGACCTGCTCGATCTCTGCCTGCGTGAAGCCGGCGCG